TTCCTTGCTTGGCTCTGCCGCTGCCGATGTTGGGATTGACATTGGAAGCAAGCTGGCTCCAAGGCTTGAGCAGCTAATCCCAATCGTAAAAGACCTGCTACCAGAAATAGGCGAAAAACTAACGGCGGCATTGGCAAGTGTCGACTGGGAGGGCGCAACTAGAAACGTCGCTAACTTCATAATTTCCATTGTCGACAACATCGAAGTCATTGGAAAAATGATTGGTGTTATCGCTGGGCTGTCTGCTGGCATTATTGCTCTAAACGCAGTGATAAAAGTCGCCACTGTTCTTCAGATACTTTTCAACACCGCAGTTGGAAAAAACCCTTATGTTCGATTAGCAATTATTATTGCTGCTGCTGCTGCTGCCACTGCTGCACTTGTCAATTCCCTAAAAGGACTTGCCGACGGACAAAGAGAAGTCAACAGGGCAACCGATGGAACAACAGGCGAGCTAAACCGATTCAACAATCTAAAGCTTTATGGAATCACTGGGCAGATAGAAGGCGTCAGCGCTGCCGCCAGACAAGCCAACATAGATATGGGATTGCTTGCTAACGGGATGATTCCTTCTTCGCCGACAAATGACTCTGGCAGCCTACCAACCAACCCAAGACCCGGACAAGTTCACACTGGATTTTCGCTGGATGCAGACGGGCAAGCTCAGTGGTTTACAATGGGTTGGAACGGCAGCAGTTGGGGGCCTCGCAAGCCAATCGTTTACACTCCACCAACCGCAGTCTCACAAGCAAGAAGTGGCCCAAGCGCCAAGGACATAGCGTTCGAGCGTGTTCAAGAAATGATCCAGGCTTCACAGGGTCAGCTTGCTTCAGCGCAGAAGAATTACAACGACACGGTTGCGACGGCAAATCAGGATTACGCCGATTCAATTCTCAGGCTACAGACGGAGTTTGACAACAAGCTTGCAGCGATAGTCCAGGGTTCACAAGACAGGCTGCGCAACGCATACCGCTCAGCAGTCGAGGTTGACGTCGGGCGCTTGTTCGACAGCAGCGAAGACAAGTCTGTCGATGGACTTATTAGCTCAATGACTGCCAAGCTGGACGCCTCTAAGGGTCTGCTGTCTAAGTCAGCCGACCTAGCGTCGCAGGGCTTTACACAAACATTTATCGAGCAGATTGTTTCGGCAGGAGTCGAGACAGGAAACGAGCTTGCAGGTGCAATCCTTGAGTCAACTCCTGAGACAAAAGAAAACCTCCGGAACCTATTTGACGCACTAGAAACTGAGTCGGCAAATGGGATGGATACCTTAGCGGCTGAAATCTACGAGAAGCAAGGATTGGCTACTGCTGCTCTTGAGCAGCTCTATGCGACCACTCAGAGCGATTTGAGCGCCGCATTGGTACAACAACAAGCGACGCTTGCCGAAGCCCTTGAGCAGGCTGCTGTGGCTTTACACGACTCGGTGTCTGGAATCAAGTCTCAGTTACAAGAAGATATTGAAGATATGGACGGAATGTTTGGCGGTCTTGGTGGCACTCTTGACCAGTTCCTAGCCAAGCTAGAGAAGGTAAAAGGCTTCGCTGTCGGAAAAGAGATTGATGCTGCAACGATGCCCGGTGGCTCACTCGGCACGGGCGTCACACAGGGCGCTTCCTCCGACATAAAAAACGGAGTTGGGATTCTCATTGACTCAGCGAGCGACGTTGCAGGAGTGCTTGGTTACCTTGACGACAGGATTGCAGGAGCAAATGCCTATGCAAACCTAGCTTCAATTAGTGCTGCTCAACGAGCTTCTGCTCTAAGTACCTTGGCAGAAATCAGGTCTAGCAGAAACTCTTTGACAGCAGGCGGAAGCCCTGAAGCCGCAGTCGGTACTGTGATAAACATCAACGTCAAGGCGGACACCTCGCAGTCTCTAGCGATGGTTGGAAAGTCTTTGGGTAACACTGTTGCTAAGTACGTCACAGGCGGCGGACAAGTTATTGTGAGTCCGCTCTAATGGCAGTACCTACGCCACTAGTCGAAATTGGTTTCAACGTAACCTCGCCAACTGCTCCGTTTTTTACGCTCGACAGCGAGACAAAAGGATTGCTAGACAACTCAAGCTTTCCGTTGTCAGGCGCTATCTTTTACGACGTGACAGCCAAGGTCAAAAGCATTTCAATACAACGAGGCAAGAACAGACAGCTCGACCAGTATGACCAAGGGCTTGCAAACGTTGTATTTCTAAACAACGACAGAACCTTCGACCCCGAGTTCGCTGCCTCTCCTTTTGCAGGGCAGATTATCCCTAAGCGACAAATTCGAATTAGCTTGGGTGGGGTGGTTCAATTCTTCGGCTTGATTGACGACTGGAATCTTTTCTATGAACCAAGCGGAGACAGCACGGTTGCGGTTGCGTGTTCAGACGCAACGTCTTCACTTGCGAGTCAGTTTATTTTTACAAGAACGAATGACGTGCAACAAAGCGGCGACAGAATAAACACGATTCTATCTCTGCCAGAACTTGCTTGGCCTGTAGCTCAAAGAGACATTGAGGTCGGCGCAATGGAGCTAGGGGCAGACACTATCCCAGAGAACACGAACGCTTTGGCTTACTTTAGAACTATTGAAAAATCTGAGCCGGGTTCGTTCTTTATTTCAAAGGCAGGCTCGGTTGTGTTTCGTGACAGGAGGGCGTCTTCTAATGCGCAAGGATTTACTTTTGCAGACGACGGAACAGGCGTCCCATACTCGAACATTGTTGTAGAGTATGGTTCTGAAAACTTGCACAACGAAGTTGTTTTGACTTCACAAATTACAGGCACACAAGCGGTCGCTCGTTCGTTGGACTCGATAGACACTTACGGGATTTTTGGTCTAAATCAAACGGGCTTGCTAATAAATAACGACTCAGATTTAGTCGAGCTTTCAAAGCTTTATGCCAACAAATACAAAGAACCTGAGTACCGTTTCAATTCGGTCGACGTAATTCTTGACCGGAGAACTTTAGCTGAACAGGCGCAGCTTCTTGCCTTGGAGCTTTCCGACGTCGTAGAAATTAAGCTAACGCCTAACGGCATCGCTCCTGCCATTTCAAAGTTCGCAGAGATTATTCGCATCGACCACTCGGTGTCCACTGTTGAACACATCCTTAGCCTTGGCTTTAGCACTATCGAAAAAAGCCCTTGGACTCTATCCGACCTAGTGTTTGGTAGACTATCTTCAAACAACATTTTAGGTTTTTAGGAGTAACTTGACTGGACAAAAAGTTTGGGTCGCTGGGGAGGTACTCGCAGCAGCCGACGTCAATTCCTACTTGATGAACCAAACCATTATGCGATTTGCCGATGCTTCGGCTCGAACCAGTGGGATTGCTACCGTTGCGGAGGGAATGTTTTCTTACCTCGACGACACAAACTTGCTTACGGTTTACAACGGTTCCGCTTGGGTGGGAGTAGATACTCAGGCAAGCCAACTAACCACAATTGTGACAGACGCAACGACTTCTAGAACGCTTGCCTCGACAGACGAAAATAAAACAATTAGATTTACCAACGGCTCAGCCACGACCGTAACTGTAGACGCAAGCACTGACTTTCAGGTCGGGGCTAGGGCAGACATAATTGCAGACGGCGCAGGCGTGGTCACAATAACGGCAGACACGGCAACGGTGGCAGGAGACGCAACATCCACAACATCGGGCAGTTTTACAATCGGCGCTCAGTATTCAGCGGCTACACTTCTTTGTGTGGCGACAGACGAGTACCGACTAATCGGAAACATTACGGCGGTTTAGTATGAGCTGGAAACTATGGGCAGTAGGCGAAGTAGTCGAGGCAGACGACTTCCAAAGCTTGATCCAGAATCAAGTCGTGCAAGTTTATGCAGACGCAGCAGCTAGAACGACAGCGCTAGGTGACAATGTTGCCGAGGGGATGCTTGCTTTTCTTTCCGACACGGATTCGCTTCAATACTATTCGGGCAGCGCTTGGGTGGCAGTGTCTAACCCCGGCGATATTACTTCGGTAGTAGCAGGGACAGCCCTTAGTGGCGGAGGCACAAGCGGCGACGTGACGCTAAACGTTGACCTAAGCGCAGTTACAATCCCTGCCTCACAGATAAGCGACCTAACAGCCACAGCAGCCGAACTAAACATTCTAGACGGAGTAACCTCAGACGCAGCCGAGCTAAACATCCTCGACGGTGTGACAGCAGA